CCAGATATCTGTGTCTGTATAGAAATTTACATGTTCCGGAGACCATGTAACATCCGACTCGTCTCTTCGCGCATCTTCAAAGGCAAATCCATATCGGATGCGTCCTTCGTGTGCATTCCACGAAGCTGCAGCACAATGCGGAGAGTAAAACCGTACTCTTGCATCATCTTCCTCTCCGGATACCGCCGCAAATGCACAACCGTATTTCAGTTCTTCTTTGACCGCTTTATTGTATTCCGCTATCAAATGATTCCTTTTCATAATCTGATCCATATCTTCTGACTTCGTTCCATTTTCTGTAACAAACCCATCAAACATCGATCTTCCCGCAAGTACATCAACGGTTTTTGCTCCCCAGGCACATCCAATCTCAAGTTTTCCAAGACCTGCTGGCAATGCAATCCCAAGATTCACTTCATTCAGAGTGACTTTTCCGTTATAATAACGACGCTTTTTCCTATTCGCACTTCTGTGATAATCATATATGTATTTCAATTCTTGAAGCCACTGTTGTTCTTCCGGTGGTAATCCTTCTACTCTTCCAAAATTTAACTCCATTATCCTATCCTCATCTTTCTGTTCGGATTTCGTTTCGATGTTCTGCATCCCCAAAGTGCAAGTGCTGCTGCTTCAATCGGGATCGAGTTTTCTCCACCAAATCCCCAGCCACCGGAAATCGGTCTTTTTACAGACGTAATTGCCGACTCATTCAGTATTTCTTGGTATTTATACCATGTTACAGTCTGTTCATTGATTTCCTGTGATAGCTGACTCGCCGCTGCTATCACTTCTTTTGCTGCCGGTCGAACAATTGACTGCTTATATTTCCACACCGGTGTTATCTTCTCTATCAAGAAGTCAACTCCATTTCTTCCATCGATCACCACACAGCTCGCCATCTTATATCTCTGATTCAACCAGTCTGCAAGCCACTGGATTCCTCTGTCAGTTGCTTTTAGCTCGATCAGCGAAATTCTCGCTTCCCCTACCTCCGGACAAACAGCTCCGCATAATGCTACCGCCGAACCATCAGAAGAAAACTTTACGCCATAAGCAGTTTTCCCTTCCGGCTTTTCTTTTTCTGAAGCACACGCTTCCCATTTCTTCTTATCAATTGCGTAATCCTGATCATTATTGATTGGCGACCACCAGCCAAGACGCTCTCTTGCAAATGTGTCCGCATCCATCTGCTCACACTCTGCAGCTATGGTTGTTTCTGTCATTCTGCGCCCTAATGCCGGATTGCACTCCGCCCATCTCCGACGATCAGTAACATCTCCAATCTCTTTCACGGAATATTCTGTCCAGGCCGTGGATTTGCTCTCGCCTTCTGTTGCCCGTTTTCTGATTTTCCGAAATACTGTACCTGTGCAATTCTCATCCGGTGGTGTTCCCAAATAAATCGTCTGTGGATTTCTGGATGCTGATATTGCCGGCAGGAATGAAGCCTGTTGTTCGCTTGTAAGTTCCTGTGCCTCATCGAACACAAGACAATCACCGTGCAGTCCTCGACCTCCATTCCTGGTTCTGGCAACAAATACTACTCTTCCACCATTTTTTAGAATAATCTGTTCTCTTCCGAGTGCCGCCTTAATTTCTTTTACATACTTACGGAGTCCTCTGCTTTCAAACAAGCCGCGCAATTCCATAAAAGTTTCTGTTGCAGTTTTCTGCAGATGAGCTGTGTATATAACCCATTCTGCATACAGGATCATTCCGGATGCAATCCGCCCGGAAGTATCCAGTGTTTTCCCGTTCTGTCTTGGAACAGATAAGCCACATGTCGGCGCTGACCAAACATCATCCTCTGTACGCCCCATCCAATCATTCAGCACTTCACTCTGCCACGGATCCACAATCAGTTTCCCGACCGCAAGCACTTTTACCGCATCAGGGCCATCCGTATAAGCATAATACGGAACAATTCTATCGGACGGTGTCTGGCTTCCCATCAGCTTTTCGTGCCGACAGGATTTCTCCGATTTCGTCATCGTCTTTCTCCATTCCTTTTATTTCTTCAATTTCTTTGATTGTTTCTCTGTATTGCCTGGAGAGCTGTGGCATTGTCTTTGGACCATCAACAACATCTTTCGCGCATATATCAATCTGTTTTGCGAGAATCAGTGCTAAATTTTCCAAGCGTTCCAAGCGGCTTCCCTCGCTTGTTACAGTTGCCATTTTCTTAGCTCTTCCCATCTAAATTCACCTTTCAAAAATTTTCCTGTGTGTAAATCGGCGCTGGACGGCGTTGGTCGCCTTCGGCGCCTGGTGGGGTACCCTCCCCACCTCTGTTTTCCTCACCAGTTTCCATCCAGAATGTTCGCTTTTGGTGTCTTTTGTCTCTGCTCCAGTTCTTGCAATGTTTTATTGCTTTTCATTGCATTGCAACAGTAGTGCGCCGCCTGAAGGTTGTTCCAGTCCTGTGCTGCTGCCTCCCGGGAACTATAACCAAACTCTCGCCATCTTGACACTGGTCTGATTTCATCAATCACAAAGGATAGCGGATGTCTGCTGTCACTTGGCTCATCATAATGGATCGGTCCCAGTCTGCCCCTGCAGATCCCACACTCTGCACCGATTGCTTTAATCCTTGCCCGGTGCTTTCTCCGAAGATTCCCATTCGCACTCCTGGGGTTTCCTGCTGCCATTGTTGTCACCTCTGTTCTAGTTTATTTCATGGACCATGCAGGAATCGAACCTACGACATATCGCTTATGAGGCGAATGTTCTACCACTGAACTAATGCTCCATTTTAAAGATAAGAAAAACACCCACACATCCCTGTGCAGGTGCTTCTTGGGTTTTATACAAAGAGAGGACGAGCCATCAGCTTTCCGCCTCAGGCTCATTGTAATTCTCTCACACATTTATACTGAACTTCAAGGAACTGTAGTAAATCATTTTTGTATTTTCAAATGTTCCAGTGCTTTTCCATGCAACTTATGTACCCATCTTTCAGTACAGTCCATCTTCTCAGCAATCTCCCACCATCGAAGGCCTTTCACATATCTGTAGAACAGTACATCGTTCTCATCTTCATTACTCACTGTCTTAATTTGATTCTCAATGGATATATATGATTCGATGCATTTGCTTTTTTCTTTCTGTAATCTCTTTTCCAGTGAATCAATTCTTGCCAGTTCATCCGACAAATCTTTCTGATTTCCACTACCATGTGGCATCCCCGAATAGTCTGTTGCTTTCGTAGATTCTGCAAGTTCTCTAAGTTCTCTTACCTCATCGTCAATTCTGCTGATTCGTCTTCTGTTGGCTCTGTATCCTCTCAGATACTCTTTTTTCCGGTTGTTCTCGTTCTTCACATTGTTCTCTTCCAGTCTCTTCTCCATCGGCATCATCTCCTATCTTGTACTTTCTCGCCAAATACTCCGCCACATCTCCATGCCACAACTGCTGCCCCTGTGCTTTGATCAGATTGCCTGCTTGGTATGCCGGCCGATGAAACTTCTCGCTTTCCTTCCGGTCAGGCGGATGCTCTGCCATAGCAGCATAATGTTCTTTTTGGTTCTGCTGGATCTCTGCTGGACTCCAGCGTGTGTCTGTACTTCTTTTCACTGTTCATCACTCCATTCAAGAGCCTGCCCGCAAAATTTGCAGCGTGGACACGTTGCTTGTCCGTTCCATGTTTCAATTTTCTTTTGCCTCTGCTCCTCTAATGCTTTAACTGCCATTTTCTTTGCTTCGATGTTTTCTTCGCTGTTGGATGTATCCAACCCCTTAATGATTCTGATTGCATCTTCAATATTCAACTTTCTTTCTCCCTGCTATATAATCTAAAGACACATTATATGTATCTGCATATTTGATCGCTTCTCCTAGCGTCAACCCTTTCCTTCCTGTTTCAAGATCTCGCAGTCTTTCCTCCTTCATGTCTAGCTTGACTGCTGCCTCTTTTCTTGTCAGTCCGTATACCTCATAAGCATCAGAATACTTGATTCCGTAGTAATTTTTGTACCATTCCTTATCTTTGTCAGATACATAATAAAGAGGTCTCAAACGATACTGTCCGCTTGCAGTCTCAGTGAAGCACATTGCTGTATTATCCTTTCTTGGAACTGATCTCATTCCACCTTCATCTCTTCGCTCTCCGGTTATCACCATGTCGTATGATTTCTGAACTTTATGAGCAATTTGCTTTTTGCAGTAGTCACAACATTTCGCACTTATCATAAAATCCGGTGGATATCCCTCAATAAAATCACGCATATACTTTGAAGAGTTGATTACCAGCTGAATGTTCGGTCTTGGTTCTCCTTTAGAATTGCAGCAACAAAGAAAGTTGATTAAACTCTCACACTTCGGATATCTTTCTTTCAGTTCTTTTCTCTTTGCCGATTTATCCTCTGCCTGGTCGTACTCTTGAGCAATAGACAGTGGAACTCCTTTTTTCTGCCAATCTGATAATCCACCAGACATAATCTTTGATACAAATGGAATTCCATATTTTCTCGTGGATTGCACGATATTGATTTTCGGTCTTACTTCTTCAATCTCAACACCATATTTCTCAGCAACATCTTTCACATGGTCTTTTGTTGCTTTCATTTCCAATCCAGTGTTGAAAAACACATATTTGATTGGTGGAAGTTCAAATATCCGTCTCGTCCTTTCAATCAGGTCAATCATAATGTCACTATCAGCACCGCCAGAGTAGGAACAAATAGCATTAGGATGTTCCCTCAATCTTTTTGCGATAATACTCTTAATTGCTTCAAATTTTGCCGGAGAATCAAAGTCTGCATAATCCGGTCTATCTGTGTATACTTTACTTACTCCTGTTTTCATCTTCTCGAAAGGAGCCGATATATCTTTGCCCGGCCGGAGCTCCAACTCCTTTCTGTAATTTATTTAAAAATCAGCTAAATCTTTAATTCTCGGTTCGTAAGATTTTGGCATCTTCATCCATGCCGTTACTCTTCCATCAATCGGAAAATATGTAGCATCACGACAGTTATCGCACACTTCATACCATCCCTCTGGAATCCACCAATCATCTTCCTCTTCGATGTATTCCCAATTATCCGGTATTCCGTCTTCCGTGCACCATCCCGAATCTTCTGTAGTCACATTGTGATACGGAATATATATAGCCTTTAAAACTGCGCAGCACCGTCCTTTTTCAATAGTCACAAGTACTTCATCGGACCACTGTCCTTTCTCGGATTTCGGTACTGTATTTGCGTTCCACTGTGCCATACTATTTCACCTCATTCGCAAGCTGGAATCCCATTCTCGCCACATTCTTCAAGTTGTCTTTAATCAATGCTTTATTTGGATTTCTGTGCGTATCAAGGAACTTCCACAACTCTTGCCTTTCAGTTGGTTCATTTGCAACGTAATCAGCCATGTAATCGTACTCAGCTTTTGCGACTTTCAAGCACTGAATCATGTAATCTATCTTTTCTCCTGTGTTCATGGCTACTCCTTTACCCGGCAGATACCACATATTGTAGATATGTATTCGCCCTCGTGGTTTTCACAATATTCTTTCAGCACTCTTTCTTGCGCTCGCTCCCATGTTTCACCGGATGGAACCTCTTCTTCATGTACGCATTTTCCATTACAGTCATTTCCAACAAGCACGCGAACCATTATGGCGCGCTCTGTCTCAATCGGCTTCTTCTCATGCTCTTTCTTCCGCTGTTTGAGGATTTCAAGTACTTTGTCAGGATGTTCTGCCCTGAAAGTTCTGCACTCATAAGCACCTCTTTCTTTACTGATTGGACATTTTCTACAAGGCACACTACACATCTCAGCTTGAATTCTAATTGCTTCTTCTGCTGTCAGTTCGTCCTCAACCAATTCATCAAGCATTTCGTCTGCCCACAAATAGTTATCTTCTACAACTTTGTAGTAACCTTCATGCACGGATGTAATCGTTACAATCTTTTTCTTTAACATTTCATCAATTACACATAAGCCACCATACGGCACCGATGTTTTTAAGTCACTTCTAACCTTTACTTTATCTCCTGCTTCGTATTTCATTTCGTGCCTCTCTTTCTCAGTTTTTCTAACAGATTCTTTCTCTTCTGTTTCTTCTCTTTCCATCGTCTCAGGTACTCAATCTGCGCCTGATCCTCTTTCTCTTGTCTGTTCATGGTCTTTATCCCTTGTACAGATTCGGAATCGGCATCCATGCTGTAACTCTGTACAGTGAGCATCCACCGTGTCCGTTTGAGTATTTATCCCACTCTAGATATCCATACTGTCTGTCAAGCCAGTGCTTTTCTGTGTCCTCGTCAAATACTTGGATGTAGCATCTGATGCTGTAAGCTCTGTATCCGGATCCGCTCTTTGCCTCAAGTGTGAGTAATACATCTCTTTCGTATTCCGGAAGTCTTTCCGTCACTGGTATCCATCCACGCTCACTGTCAGCATCGTCAATCTTGCACATGCTCTCGACATACTTTCTGACAGTCTCTGTTGTGAGCAGAATCCCTTCATCCTTGCGATCAGGGTTCAGCTCATCCGCTCTTTCTCCCTTTAGTTCTTCCTCGGCTTCATTCAGCCACGAAAGAAATTCTTCTACATCAAGTGTCTTACCCATTGTTTCTCCTTCCACCAGTTGCAACGTACTCTCCGTAACTCATTCCAAGCTTTCTCGCTTCTGCTGCAATCCTTGCTATCTCATTTTGGTACTTTGGCTCTCTTACAGCCTTTTTCTTTTTCGGCATGGCTTTCTTTCTCTTCTCCCATTGCTCTTTCTTCTGCTCGGCAGTCAATGCCTTGTATCTTGCTTTACCTCTCTCGCAAGACTTTTTTCTACTGGCTTCTGCACAGCAAGCCTTACTGCAATACTTCTTTCGATTGCCAACTATCTCAAATTCTTTTCCGCAGACTGAGCATACAGCCCAGCTGCTTTTTATCTCTGCCATTCTTAATCACCTTCCTAGCAACTTACTTTCCAGATCATCCATGTCGTAATGTCTTCTCTCAAAGTTGTTATTGTTCTTCGTTGCTGGTTTCTTATCGTGCCGTTCATCATACTTTCCTTCAAGCACCTTCACAAAATTATTCGGATTGATGAACCAATCGAAGTTCAGTGAGAATCTCGCATCTGTCTTTCCCTGAAGGAAGTCACTCTGTTTGACCTTATCAACAGCTTGTATCACTTTTTCTTCTCCGAATTGCTCAAGTAAGGCAATCAGTGAAGTACATCTCTTAGAACCCGGGTTGATGCGGTAAATCATTTTGATTCCGTAAGGCTCTAGCTGATTCCATGCATCGATGATGGATTGAATGCTATGCTGCTTTATAGATACGTTAGTATCTATATATTCTTTCATTCTTTCATTCTTTCTTTCTTGTTTGTGTTCCTTTGCTGTTCCTGTGCTGTCCCTCTGCTGTTCCTTAGCTGTTCTTTTGCTGTTCTTTTGCTGTTCCTTTGGTAGGTCGCAATCTTGATAAAACCCATAATTTACAATGGTTATAGCTGTTCTTTTGTTGTTCGCATTTCGTTCTATCATCTTTTGACTTTCTAGGAAGTTTAAAAAGAGTTTGACTTTCTTTCTTCCCCACCCCCAACGCTCCATTAATTTGAGTTCAGAAGTGATAAATGAACCTCTTTCAACCATTTCTGTATGACTGCCTATCAGCACGTTTTTATCTTTGTGATTGGCTAGTAGCAGTAGGTCAACCCATGCCTGACCTTTAGTAAAAGGTTTGTCACTCCACAGCTCATTGTCCAGCAGATCTCTGTGAATCTTTACCCATCCTTGCATTTCGTTCCACACTTCCTGTACATTTCTATAAAGTTTTCAAACGGCAAGGTAACTAACCACGGCTTATGATTCTTCCTATGCATCACAGTAGGTATTTCACCCTCTCTGGCATCGTTTATGGACTGTTCCACAGCTTCATAGATGTTAAGCTTCTCTACCCTCTTGCACTCAATATGGATGCCAGGAAGACCGACTACATCTGCATCTCCGTTGGATCCACAGAACTGCTGCCCTCTCCGGCAATCATATCCGTATTTGTCTTTAAGCAGATTTGCTAACTCTCTTTCTCCCTCTTTCCCTTTTCGGTTTGAGTTCATCTATGTCTACCTCCATGTTACAATTCTTGGCTGTTCGCCTTGCTGTTTTTAATGCCCAGCCGATACTCTTCAGCCGGCTTTCTTCTTGTCTGATATACTTCATCAGCATCATTCTTTCTTCTAAGATATTCATGTCTGGAATGAAGTACCCTCTTCCATCTTGCATGTTGAGAATCGGTATATCTCGTCTTGCATAATGGATCATGTCTATAATTGTTCTATCGTCTATTCCGGTCAGATCAGACAATTCAGCTCTCGTGATTGCTCTGTCATGTCCGGTTCTGATGTAATCTAATATGTCAATATCGTAAGTCTGCATTGTTCTCCTTTCTCTCCCCGGACAAGCCGAGGAGATGAATCATCATGGCTTTTGAAAAGGATTGTGACATGCTGTTCAGTCAGCCATTAGGAGTTCATATATCAACCTTATCCGCAAGGTTAATACCTGTTATAACCAAGACTTTCCGAACACCTCTCTGAACTCTTCTCTGCTGCCTATATGCTCTTCGAAATATCGTTGAGCCATCTGCTTAAGCTCCAAGTCCAGTCCATGATTTGGATTGTCATGTACGCTCCCCTTTTGAAATTCATGGAGATACGGTGCAAGGGGAATCACAAATCCGTATCTCTCAGATATCTTTCTTCTGCTGCCACAAAAGATATGGTGTATGTGTGGATAAGGATATCCAGTGAAGAAGCAGTGGTCCATATCGTCAGTAAACACGCTCTTCAATCGTTTAGCCAATGTCCACGCCATACCTTTCTTTCAGCAATCTCTTCTCATCTGGTGTCGCAATCTCTGATGCTGCAAGTCCTGCTTCCTTACAGCTTGTAATAAGTCCATCAATGAGCCTTGCCATCTCTGATGTATCGTAGGTACTTGAACCTCTCAACAACTTGTACGTTCTGTACATGATACCGTCTAAGCCTTGCCTTACTTGTGATGTTGGCATCAGATGATATTCTGTTGCTTGCATCACTTTCTTTTCTGCATCTTCCGTATCCGGTACTGTCATGTATACCGGCTTTCCTTCAATGATCTCCGGCTCTCCGTAATGAATCAGCATCAAGTTGTGCATTTCTGCATTAGATGTGTTCATTACCTTTGCAAGCTTTGTGAGCAGTACCCAGTAGTAAGCATTAGCATCAAGACTTCTTTTCTTTCTGTATGGCTTTAATTCAAGGCTTAAAAGCTCTTTGCCTTTCAATTCCTCATAGGCTTCAAGAAAGTCCTCGTTTGGCTCGAATAGAATGGTCAGGCGATGCGTTACGAAGTCGATGATTGGTTCTTTGAGTTTTCCTGTGAAGCGCATTACTCATCACCATACTTCTGTTTTAATGCATTGAGCATCATAGCTGCTTCTTCCTCTGTTAGTTCTTCCCAAGTCTTTCCATTGCCAGCGACCCAAGCATCACCATCGACACCATGACTTGTGCACATCTGCTTGATTGTTTTAATTTTTGCAGTGGATGCACGTTTCTTTAATGTCTCCGGAATGAATGGTTCATTGTGGTTCTCTTCCTTAAGCCATAAGTCAAATCCTAGTCCAGTATGGATAGCAACACACTTTACAAATGCTCTGCACATGCTGTTCCATACTCTCTGCTGGGTCATTGAGTTATCCTTTACAGGATTACTTCCATTCATTACAGGTGTTTGCATGAAGTATGTATTATCATCGATTACAACCTTGATCAGTGTCTCATAACATCTGTTTTTGTTTCCGTTCTTATCAGAGAACTCTACATCTGTCTTTCTAAGGCTACTACCGGTTACTGGATCCGGTACTGGTTCCCAGTAAACCTTGTCCGCTCCATGCATTCTCAAAAGGTTGATGCATGTTGCCCAGTTAAGATAATCAAGTCCGTCTCTTTTCTTGCAGTACTTCTTAATGTCTACTTTTCTAAGTTCTTCGTAGCTTGCAAGTGGCATTACAATCCGCTCCCTTCTTCATCTATCCAGTTGCCGGAGAAGAACCACTCAACAAGTTCTTTTCTGAACTCTTCCTGGTCTTTCTCTGTTCCTTTCAGGCAACGCTCCAACGCATAATCAAATGCTTCCTCTTCTGTTACGATTGTTCCGTCTTCCGGTCCGATACCTCTATAAACTTTCATGTTTCGTCACCCCAATGATAAGTTTCACAGTATCAAGTTCAACGAATCCGCCTTTCTTCTCAGCTTTCTCAATGTAAGCCTTAAGCGTTTCCACGCGTGCATCTGTCTTGCACAGCTCTATAAATTTATCTACACTTACCTCTAATGTTTTTTCTGCCATTGCTTTCTCCTCTCTGAAATGGTATTATTAAGTTGGTTTTTTACCTGAGTGCCTGAAGGTTGCCGCCTTTGTTATGGCACTCTTTTTTAGTATCCGAAGATAACCCACATGACCGTCATAAGCGTTGGAAATGCTACCACAAACGCTCCAGTGAACATTGCTGTCATGTTCTCTTCTCTGTCATGGTTCTTCCTTGCTCTTCTCACTGGTCTGCTGATATCGACAGTATTGAGTTCTCTTCTCTGGATGTTTACTACGCTGATCTGATTCACCTTGTCTCCCTCCCTTCACATAAGATGTACATGGAATGAATCTACTCATCTCCATGCAGTGGTTCTTTCTTCTGCATTCCTTACAGTTCCGCATCTGTCTCACCTTCCATCTTCCGCACCAATATCATCGATTCGATTGGATCATACTCAGGAACATACTTTCTTGTTGCACCTTCCAGTGCTCTGAAGAATCGGTTGTAGTCTGCGTACACAGCTTTGTCAATAAATCGGTCCATGATCGCATCTTTTGGATACCGACCAAGCTTGATCTGATTCATGATTCCATATTTCCGATTCTTAACAGTTCCCATTGACTGGCCATACACATCCTTGAAGTACGATGTCTTTGCGTACTGAGCAACTGGCTTTCTTTCATCTGCCAGTGCAGATGCAATCTGCGGAAGAATTTCATAGATGCGTTCTAGCTCTGCAACAGCTTGTGCTCTTGTCAGCATCTCTCCTCACCTCTCTAGTCCTCGTAAGTACGTGGGATCATGTCCTCTGTCAGTGCGTAGAAATCGCTGAGGTACGCTCCGTCATCTGCGATACTTAAATCAACAGCAACGTTGTTCTCGTTCATCAGCATGATCTTCAAGGCACACTCTCCTTTGATTATTCCGTTGCCAACAGCCAAGACCTTAAAGCCTTTCAGCGCGTGCAGTTCTTCGGAATCTCCGTTTACTTTTCCATAATTAAGTTTGTTTATCATTGTTTTTCACCTCACTTGCTATTTTCTATTTCTTCTCCTATACTTTCCTTACAGGCACTGCCATGCCGAGTACAAAAGAAAGGAGATTTTTAATGAAACTTGATATTGCCTGCATCCGTGCTATTCTTTTTACTGTAGAAGAATACGAAACAATCTATGAACCCGTATCTTTTGACGATACTCAATATGATTACTATAGTGACTATCTTTCTGCATATGATATCGATCAGATCCTATATCATGTTCAATACTGTATAAAAGCAAAACTTTTATCAGATGTTTCTACTACAAAAGCATGGGGATATACTCATTTCGATTGTTGTCTTGAACCTCTTGGACACGATTTTATTTCCAATACAAGAACCGAAGAAAATTGGAAACATACACAATCACTTCTAAATAAAATCGGTGGCGCAAGTCTTAAAGTCGTTTCTGCCATTGCCGAAGGTGTAACAACATCTCTTGCAAACAAATACCTTCCTGAAGAAATCTCAAAATTTAATTTTTAGTCCATTTTTCTACTGTCTTCTGTGTCACTATTTTGATACACTCCATCATTTCTTGTTTAGTTGGTGGAGTGTATCCTCTGTCAACAATAAAATATATCAACGCTTTTATTCTTGCTCTTTCTATTCCCCACTTTGTCATAAATAAAATTGAAGCTATGACACTGATTAATAACGCCATCTTTCCTCACCTCACTTTCTTCTCTGACTCACCTGGTTCTGCTACAAATACATTTGAAAATATTTTCATGTTATGATAAAATTCTTTCATAAAATTACGAAAGAAGGTTTTATTATGGCGAATGATTCTTTAGCTAATTCTTACCTGGATTTATCTGGTTTAAATTCCGCGTTATCCAGATTAGCCTCCGACTGTGCCGCTGCCCAATTACAAAATCTTTGTACAAATTCTCTAAAAGTTTCATTGGATATTTTTCAGTCCTCTTTATCCTCGATATCGAATTTAGCATCTGACTTTGTAGTTACACCGGAACTTCACCAAGCATTAGACTCGCTAATTTCTTCCATTGGTTCTTCAGTTTCTCCCGCCACAATTTCTGCCGGGAAAAATGCTATTAAAGAAATGCTGTCCGCTAGAACCGAAATTCAACCAGACTCTGCTTCAGATACTGAATATGTAATAATTAATAACTCCATCATTTCTGACTTTGATAATGTAGCCGATACTTCTCCTGTTGACTCTAAGCATTCAAAAATGACCTTTGATAGATTTTTAAATCTGCTTAATACAGTTATTGCACTCATCGCCCTAATCCTCGCTCTACGACCTTCGGCAACAGAACAGGAACAACTCGCTTTGCATCAAACCGAAGTTCAAATACTTTCAGAAATTTTAGAAAACACTGAGGCTTCTGATGCTATAACAGTCGAGAAGCTTGATAAATTGCAAGAATCAGTCGATGAAATAAATTCACATCTTGCAAATATTGAACAATATCAGAAAGAGCTTGCTGAATCTGAGAATAACGAATCAACAAACAAGTAGACACAATAAGGAATGCAATATTTAAGATCAGTAAAGATGTTTTTAATGTCTTTATCTGGTCTTTCATTTTCTCCATTTCTTTCTTCATTTCTTCCAAAATATCCACCTCCTACTCACTACTTCGATTGTTTACTTATAGTTTGTTGCATATTTGGGACACTTGGGTCAAAAAAAATATCTACTGGATCTTTCAAATTTAGAAATTCAGTAATCTTAACAACCTCTTCCAGTGTAAATTGATTTCTCCCATTCAACTTAGCATTCAATGACTGTACTGTAATACCAAGGTGTTCAGATAATTTAGCCTGTGAAATATGTACTTCCGTCATCTTTCCCTTTAGTTTATCAAACGACATTTTTCTCACTTCCTTTCGTTGCATATTTGGGATATCTGTATATTACATCAATTATCTTGCATTGTCAACCCATATATGCAACATTCTTTGAATGTTTTTGAATTATATGTTGCAAATATGAAAAAATAGTTTATAATTACATTATACGGAGGTAATGATATGAGCGAAAAAGAAATAAGTGAGAAAATGCAAGACATAATGAAAAGAATGAAAACCAGGCGTGAAGAACTAAATATGTCATATCAAACTCTTTCCGAAAAAGTGGGTATTAGTAAATCCACGCTTCAAAGATATGAGACCGGATATATAAAAAATATGCCTGTAGATAAATTGGAGGAGATTGCTGACGCACTTAATATATCGCCGGCTTATCTTATGGGATGGGAAGATCATACTCCAACCACTCTCGCCGCACACTTTGACGGTGATGAATATACAGAAGACGAACTTGATGAAATCCGTCAGTTCGCTGAATTTGTAAAAGGCAAAAGAGGTAAGTAATTTATTGGACAGCTTACCGGATATACTTGAGTGGGAGGTGTTATACATATGAACACATACGAATGTTTACAAGACGAAGCCTGCGGGGACGGTATAGATGTTATAGATTATACATTTCACAGTGATCGAATAAAAGGATTGTATTGTGACGGTACTGTCGCAATCAGAAAAGATATGAATACAGTTCAAAAAGCCTGTACACTGGCTGAAGAACTTGGACATCACCACACATCCGTTGGTGATATTATAGATATAAATTCCGTACAAAACCGGAAACAGGAACGTCAAGCCCGGTTGCACGGCTACAACCGCCTGATCGGACTTATGGGAATCATCCATGCATTCAATGCTGGATGTCAAAATAAATATGAAATTGCAGACTTTCTGGATGTTACAGAAGAATATCTGGAAGAATGTATCAGTTGTTATCGTGATAAGTATGGAGTATATACTACTGTTGATAACTATATTATATATTTTATTCCAAATCTGGTAGTAGTTGAAATAATTTGATATAACCTCACAAGGGATTATATATAAGCGTGTGGTGCGCTTAGGAACAAAGGCTGAAAATAGAAAGGATGGAGAAGAACAGATGATATGTCCTAGGTGTGGAACAAATAAGTTTGTAGTAAATAGAAAAAACCCCAGTGCAACTGCCACAGGTTAAACCTGCTGGTGATTACACCCTCGCAATATCTGGCGGCGTTCTTTCTAAAATTATTATAATTCAGTCAGGAACGGATGTTAACAAACATTTGTTCTAAAACATTCAAAATCGGTATAACCGCTTAGTGCGATTATATAAATTACAACAGGTTTTAAGGAAAGAGGAGCACTTATGAAAACATGGAAATTAGTATCAGGAATTATATCAATTGTTTTATTTGTAATTGTTGGTTTTCAATCTTGTGCTGTAGGAATTGGAAACACATTACAGGATAACGGAGAAGTAGGAGGATCTGCTGGAATAATCGTAGCGATCATGCTTCTTGTCGGCGGTATCGTATCTATCGCTACACGTAATGGCGGCAAAGGCGGGAATATCGCCCTTATCGTTCTGTTTGGACTCGGAGCACTTTGCGGTTTCACTATGGGTGGAAGCTATTCAGATTTAAGCGTATGGGCTGGATGGTGCTTAATTTGCACAATTTTAGCAATCGTATCACTTGTGAAAAAACCTAAAAACAACTAATCAAGAAAACAATCAATTAAAACCTGTAAAATAAAAACCGCCCCTGCGCCAACAGGAACGGTCAACTGGAAGAAACACACGCCAATGTGCTTCTTTTAGTAACTCCGAAGAGATACTCCAAAATCCAATGAATATTGTATCATCTTCGGAGCAGTCATACAAGCAGAACTGTTGTTCTGTTGTGGGGCTGTTATTTTTGTACTCAAATATAGAAAGGAAGATGATTATGTGGGTTGAAGAATTAAAGAATGGCAAGTACAAATTTGTGGAACGCTACACCGATCCAATGACCGGGAAGTCAAAACGAGTAACTGTTGTTATGGATAAAAACACGGCGAAGAACCGTAAAATGGCAGCACTTACTCTGTCAGATAAGATTGAGAGTGCTCTCGCACCGCAAGTGGACAGGATCCGTTTAAAAGACCTTGTCGAGCTGTACAGAAAAGAACAAGTCAAGACACTTAAACAATCTACTTACAGACGGAACATTGCCGTGTGTAACACGCTTATGAGCATTCTTGGCAAAGATATCTATGTTGACAAGCTGACAGCCGGATACATCAGAGAACGTTTTCTTGGCACTGCTAGAGAACACAGCACTCTAAATGAATGGATGATCAGATTAAAAGCGTTGTTACGTTGGGGATACAAGAATGATTATATTGCAGACATATCTTATCTTGGAAAGATAGAGCGTTTCAGTGATATACCTCATCGGCAGAAAATAGAGAACAAATTCGTTGAATCATTGGAGTTAAAGGAGTTGATTGCTGGAATGACCGTTGTAGAATGGAAGTTGCTTACTGAATTTCTCGCCTTGTCTGGTCTTCGATTTGGCGAGGCTGCAGCTCTGAACACTTCTGATGTTGATTTGAAGAATAGGAAAATTCATGTAACGAAAACGTATGACAATGTAGCAGACATCGTTACAAGCCCGAAGACACCGTGTTCTGTGCGAGATGTATATATTCAAGACGAGTTACTCACTGTCTGTAGAAACGTGCTCCTATGCTACCACAAAGGCACTGTAGTGGCATTCAGCACAGCTTTCTTCCCTGGAAC